AAGCATCAAAGCAGGAACACGCTGCACAGAGTCATTTAATCGGCCTATCTGCTCATCGTGGTAATTAACGCGATCCTTTAAACCGCCGCCAAGTTTCAAGCCTTCGCCTGAAGAAGTTAAGCCAGTATACACTGGAACCAATCCCAACCACTCGCCACTCCATTGCTCAGAGCGTGCTGTATAAACAGCGCCATTAAACAACCACTTGTAATCGTCAAAATAAAGCGATTTAATCGCCGTCAAAGTTCCTGCATCAATCCAAGTGCCTTGTATGGTGGGAACAAAATCCTTATACAATCCCGCAATTCCCTGCCCGAGCATTTCGGTGGGCGATCCGTGGCTTGTGGAATCCCAGCCGCCAAACCAATCGTCTGCGATTACATCGGTCGTTCCATTGTAGGCCAAAATATTGCCCGTTGCATATTTGCTGCTTGAATAGTAATATTTAGGCTCAACAATTATAGGCGTTGAATTTACGCTGCTTGTGGAATCTGGAGTGTAAACCTCGGTAATATTGAAAGTGAAATCTGGGTTTTGATAAGGCGAAGCGTCCGCAAAAGCAATCTGAACAGATCCCCAGTAAGTTTTGTCAAATGTCGCAGGAGTGCCTAACTTTTTGCCCAGAATGTTAAATCTGTCCTTGTAAGCTACAACCCGAGTAACCCCAATATTTAAAGTATCAAAGCCAGCGGGAGCAGTGCTCAATTGCTTATCAAAAACAAATGATGTCCAAGTGGTAGACTGGGTGTCTGTTTTGATAATTTCCTCTCTCACAGGGATTGCGCCCGTGTGAGAAACCCAGTAAAAATTTGTATTGTCTAATATCTTAATGTTCCCCGAGCTATCAGTGAGCCAGATTTGTATTTCAACTTTTGTGCCATCCTCGGGGCCTGTTGTAGTTCCTGAAAAAATATGTCGCGCAAATTTTATCGCAAATCTAACTCTCAGCGGTGCCTCATCGGGATTTGTGCCTGTTGGTATTCCAGAAAAGCCCCCTCCTAAATTTGCAGTCGATTGGTTTTGATAAGTGCGATAGACTCCAGTGTTAAGGGTGCGCTCTGTATCAACTTGCACATATTTGGCAGCGGGCTGATAAGTCAGCGAAGGCTTGGCCGCCCACTGCGGGCGCACATCGTTGCCAAGTGTAACCGTATGCGTGTAGGTGCCTGTTCCAATATACTGAAGGGTATAGGAATACTGCCGATAGGCAACAGTAGTATCTAAATATTCCGCCGCAGAAACAAGCCAGTATTTGCCTAACTCGTGAATAAATCGAGCCTGCAGAATATCCAAAACCTGCTCAAGCGCTTGCTTGCAGTCCACCATATTCTCACTGGAATACTGAAAAGCGTCTATATCACTTGCAGTTATATCTTTAAAAGCGTCGTAATCGCTCACAAATGTGTTTAAATCGACTTTCAGCAAGTCAATACCCTTTCTACTTGCATCGCTTGAGTAAGGGCTTACAGCGTCGCGCAAATAGTCCGTATTTGTTCCAGTTACAACCCAGTAATCTTTTAGTCCGAGCAAATCCAAGGATCTGCGGAATAACTGAGAAATCTGAATTTTACCATCTGTAAACCAATCGCTGCTCACTTTGTAACCGCTGAGCAACTCCAACCCATCAACAGCCGCCAAAGAAATCACTGGCTTGCTTTCGATAGACTCGCGTAAAAAAGTCATCTGATCAGCAACAACTCGGCCGACGTGCTGCAATACCGAATCCTTGTAAATCAATACCGCCCAGTACTGCTCTGAATTTGTGGCAAGGGCTTGAAATTCGCCCATAATAGTATTTGAAGGAATAACCCAGTATGAAGTTGAGCGCGATGCCCTAATAGGGTTTTGATAAAAAGTATCTCCTTCGCCGTCTCTTTCGATCTGGTAGCCATCCCGCGCAAGTTTTAACTCTGTTCCCCCTGTGCCTGAGCCGCTTGGGGCATCCCAAATCTCAACTTTATGCAATGCCCCAGTGATAGAATAAAAAGAGCCGTAGTATTTGCGTGCCATATTGCGAAATTAACCCCTTTTGCTGTCTTTATTATAACGCTCGAGCACAATAGCCAAATCTCTGCCTGTAATTGTTGTAGATGCCACAAAGCCAGATTGAGATCCTGTGTTTAGCATTCCCTGCAATTTATCCAGTGGTGCAATAACTTCAGGGTTACTGCGTGCGTTTGGATATTCACCCATAAGTCCAAGCGTCGGCCCTGAAACAATACCCCCCTCCGCGAATGCCGTAACCTCTGGGCCTTCCTTTAAACTATTTCGCACAATGGCAGCACCCGCAACCAATGCAACACCCGCAGCAGCTGCCGCGATTGGGTTAGTTAAAATTAATTTTTGGAAAGCCTCGGAAGCGACTGCCGTAGCAATCAAAGCCTTACCCAAAGAGTCCATAAATGAGGCAATAGCGCCCAGCATATTTTTACCGAAGTTTTTGCCCGCGTCTTGCTCTCCAGATACCAAATCACCGATAAACTGCCCGAAACTTACAGCGGCTTCGCTTTGCAAGGTAGCAAAAGCAGCGTTTACTTTTTCAAGCGCTTGCAGTTGTTTCTGCGCCCACTCTTCTGCTTTGATTGCTGAGGCTCTTTGCTCTGCTTGGTGCATTCTAAAGGCTTCGCTCGATCTGTTAGCCATCTCTTCATAGGCAGGCGGAATTTTGCCTATTTCTGTAGTGATCACCTGCACATCCTGCGCAACCTCATCAGCGCCGAAAATATCCTCAGAAGTTAGCGGGCCTTTCTTTTCAAATTTCTCCTGAGATTTCGTAATGTCATCAAGGATTCGCTCCTGCTCTGTTTTGGCTTCCTCCATTGGATCCAAAGGAATGAATTGCCCGCCAGAGGTTTGGGGCTTGGCAAGTTTCTGGAATCCGTCCTCTAATTTTTTAAGCTCTTTCTCTAAAGATGCCGCATCTTTGGCGCCCTGTTTGATTCCTTTATTGTAGTTTGTCTGCGCATTGTTTGCAGCCTCTACATTTGGAGTCAATTGAGCAACCTGCGAAGATGCGTTTTTGATTGCCTCAGTATAGAGTTGAGTTGCTGCGGCAGCGTTTTGGTTAATGTAAACCTCTGTACTGGCTGCGGCTGCGCTTGCAATCCGTTCCCCCAGCAAGGATTTCATTAAGCCGTTTTGCGACTTTTGCGCCTCATTAATATCCTCGATTCGTTTTAATTCAATTTCGGCAATCTTTGACGCTGCTTTGTCAACAATAGCCTTTTGAATTGATAGGTTAATTGAATCCTGTACTCTGGCATTTAACTGCCTAAGCCCTGCGGCCGTTTTTATATTTAAATCGTCAACTGCAATGCCTGCCTCTTTCAATGCGAGCAGTGCGCCCTTTCTTTGCTTTTCGCTTTTTGTGGTATCGTTAACAATATCCAGATAAGCGTTTAAACTTACAGCGTTCGCCTTTGCTGAACTGGTGGCGTCGGCAAGTTCTTTGTTAACCTCCGCCTGAATCCTTGCAAATTTCTCAGCCTCAGTTTCAGCCGTTGCAATTGCCACGCCTATGGCAGCAATGGCAGCAGCAGCCACAAGATATGGGTTTGCTTTTATCCAGTTGCCTACATCCTTAGCAGCATTTCCCAAGCCCCCAAACTCCTTAGACAAATCTCGCACCTGCATAGCAGCAGCAGAAAAGTTTAGCGCGGCGTTGGTAGCCATCAAAGCGTTGCGCAGCTCTTTGTTATCGTCGGCCACAATAGCCATAATAGACGATACAGAACTGAACGAAGTGGCCAAACCGTTCAAACTTGCACGGGTTGCGCCGTTTACTGTTTTCTGCTCTTTGCTTGCTTTGTTTGCCTCAGTTGTAGCCTTGGCCAGTTGTTTCTCCTGATCAATCTCTTTCTGAAGTTCTGCTTCCAGTACTTTCTTTTCCTGTATAAGGTCAGCAATCCCTAACTTTTGGCCAGCAATCGCAGCCTTAACGGCGTCAATTTCTTTTCTCAGCGCTCTCTGCCCTTTGATATCTGCGGCGCTCATTGCGGCGCTCTTATCTCTGAGGCTTTGGAGTTGCTTTTGATATTCTAAGGTGATCGCCTTTTGATCGTTAATCGCTTGGCTTACCTCCTTAATAGCATCGCGCACGCTCATATTTCCCAAAGCGTTTGCAATAGCTTCGCCCGCCTTTTGGCTGGTTTCTGCCATTCTCTTCGCACCCTGCTCAACTGTTTGAGCGGCTTGGGCCATATTCTTATTGAGCCCCGAGGTGTCGGCGCTAAGTGCTATATTAATACTGCTTTGAGTTGCCATTTTTAAATAATAATTTTATCGCCAGTTTCCAAAAGTATAAAGTCGCCAGATTCCAAAAGTAGAAAAGCATCTGCAACAACTCCGCCACGCGTGTAATTTATAATAAAGTCCATTCCAATCGTAGAGAGGCCTGCAAATCCTGCATTATCTTCAGCAAGGTGCACCTCCCCATCATATTCAATAACTTGTACCTTAACTCCGTTGAAAATGTTAGGGGTCTCAACCTCCATAGCGGTGCGCACTAATTCTGCCACGTCAATCGCGGAGGCGTAAGTTTTTGCCACAATCATAACCTGCACCCGAGTAAAGTCAGACAGCGAAGGCCCGCTTTTGCTCATATTACCGCGATTGCTAACAACTTGATAAGCCAGAGCAGGCAGTTCGCTTTTCTCTGGTATTCTCAACGGGTTAATCCTGTCACCAACTACCGCAGTAAGTGCTGCGTTGTTGCTTAGTATGTTGTAAATTGCGGTTACGGCTTTCACGCTTGAGGGGGTGGGGTTAGTTTGTTAAATATGTGTCTGTACTTTTCAATTACCTCCTGCACGTTTTCGGCTTGATCAGTTTCCCACGGGAATCTCATAAGCTTTTGCGGTGCTATCGGTTTTTTCAAATGTGGTGCTATCATTGTCGCGGCCATCCATCTGCTGAGTTCCCATTGGTTTCTGTACTGGTGAGTTTGGGCTTTTCTCATTCCGTGCAATCGCAGCCTAAAATAATAGGGCGAGCAGTTAGCGAAATCTTCCTCACTCATTAGCATCTCGCCGAAGCCTATTTGCTTAAGGCGGTCAAAGGTCAAGGGCTCAGCCTTGCCGCCTGTTACTTTCCCTCAACTGGGGCCACATCGTCAGCAGGTTTAAAAAATTCCTCAACTGCTTTCGTAAATCCAATAATGGCGGGCTCAAGTTCAGCAAATGAGCAAACCTCATCGCCCAAAGCATCGGCAGAAACAAAGGGGCACTTTTCGCCCTGTTTTCTGTAGCCTCCCGCAATCCCTGCGTAGGCGCACGCTCTACCAAATTTCAAAGAGTTGCCTGCGGTTTTGGTGCTCATTACAGCCCCCAACTTGGCAAAATCTTCAACTTGCAGATCTGAAAAAACCTGCTCGATAGATAGCATAGAGAAATAAAGGGGGTGAGTTACACCCCCTATTTTGATTTGCTGCATATTATGGAGTAACAGTGCCAACAGTCAAAGCGCCAGTGCCTTGGATAGAGGCGGTAAAAGTTGTAACGTCGTTATTCGGTGCGCTCAAAGTCAAGTTTGAAAAGAAAGCAGATCCGCTCAACTTGATATCGCCTGAAACATTTGAAGTCATTACAATAGTTACAGAAGTACCAGCCAAAAGGTCTGTTATCAAATCTTTCCAAGAAAGACCGCCAGAACCTACAGAGCCATCCTCTTCAAACATTCCGTCGACGTTCATAGTAAACCCACCTTCACCAACGATAAACTCTTTCCAGCCTGCGCTGTCTTTGTTGGTGGTTTCGATCATATCTTTTGTAATGTCGAAGTCGTTAGATGTCGCGTTTGCGATTTTAACTGGGCTGCCTGAAACCTCTTTATAGATTGCAATCAGCGTGCCGTTGGTAATTCCTGTAGTTGCCATTTGTATATTTTTATTTTTTTATTTCACTATTAAGCCCGCCTTCCGAGCCCTCATTTCTATAATTTTTACTATGTCTCTCTCAACATTGTAAAGAAACTGATCTTTATTCAATGCAAAAGATTTAGCCATATAATCGCTTTTTGGCATTTTGCCACGCTTTGCGCCTGCTTTCGTTTCTCTTTCTACAGTTCCGTGCTCGTAAATATAGGCGTGATATCCTTTGTAGCCAGCGTAAACCCTTGCACCTATCAATCTAACAGCTGAATACTTATACCTGCTATCTTTTTCAATAAATCCAATAGATCGGCTCAAGTTGCTAGTGTCATCTTGAATATTTTGCTGGGCTGAATCAATAAAGACTTTTCCGTATTTTTCAATAATGCCCCCAACAATGCGCGGCTCAAGCCCCAGACTTTTAATATCTGGTAACTTAAATTTTGTCTGCGCTGCATTGCCGTATCTTGACATTTTACTTAATCGTTTTTATAGCTGATTTCAGTATGCAATTTAATATACATTCTGCGCTCCAAGTCAGCAATGGAAATAATGTTGTATTTGTTCGAGTTCCAAACAATCCTATCATTCACCGAAATATTGGAATCATAGCGAATTGTAAAGTTAACGGTTTGCTTATTTTCTCTCCTGTCTGCGTTCACCTCTTCGCTGCCTGTTTCCAGTTCTACAATACGAGCCCACGGCGCTGCAATCTCTGTCCAAGTTTGCAATTTCTCGCCCGTGTTGCTATCGACTGTCTCGCTGTAGCGCTGAATTGAAATCAGCTCATCCATTAGCCCTGCGTTCATATCATTACAGGGATTTTATAAGGGTCAAGCAAATAATGTAATCCAAAACTCAGCGGGT